CTTTGTTTCCTTTACCAGGAAAATTTCCAAAAACATTTCTAAGTTCAAAATGAATATCATTCATTTCAAATGTATCCAATGCTTTCCATGATTTAAGGTTAGTTAAATATTTTGATGAATCAACATTATATATTTTATAACTGCCACCAGGTGGATCAATTTTTTTAAGAGATATTCCAACCAATTCTCTTTTCTCCAGCAATCTAATTATATGAGTATTCAATTTCATTAAGTTATCTGCATTTGGATTTTTAGTTGCTGCCGTAATCTCATCTTCAAGAGTTTTTTGTTCTGTTCTTTTAACTGCCCATAGATCAGCAGGATTCCATTGTTCATAATTTCTTCCCACTTTAACACCAGGAGCTGTGGTCAAAGTTTCTAAATGCTTAGTAAAAAATACTTGCATATCCCTTTCATCTTTATAATCTTTATGCTTAAATTTAGCCCATGTAGTTCTACCATAATGTTGGAAAAATATTTTATTCTGCTTAAGGAATGTATAAATCCAACTATCTAACTTATGTCCCCATTCTTTACCATAAAGTTTCTCCAAGTCTTTATAAACATCATGCACAAAAATATCTTCTGGAGTCTTAAATATTTTACCCTTTGTTGCTAATGCTGCATTAAGTATTAACCTAGTTGCTGGTTCTGATATATCTTCAGGTAGAGTGCCTGATTTTCCTTTTTCAGGATACTCTCTAACATCAAAATCAATATATCTTGTACCTTTTCCATTGTCAGTATATTTCAACCTAATAACTGGACTCTTTAGACCTTTGTTTATACCCTTTACTGGTTCTGTTACCTTTGTTAAAGTACCACCTTTCC